AATATAAATTACAACTATATAATAAGGATAATAATAATTATTATTCATATGGTTCATTTGTATATCATCAAGAGAGTGCCACAATTGGAAGTTATAATGTATCAACAGGTGATAATAAATTATATTTTGAGAAAAAATGGAATACGTTTTGGGAAGCACCAAAATATAAATATGAAGATATAAAAGTATTTGTAAAAGATGAATTTATTGAGTTAATAAATTTAATAAAAAGTTTAGAAGTATTTGCAAAAAAAAATTATTTGGTGAATGACAAAGATAAAAGTGAAATATTAATAAATGAGATTGATAGTAAAAAAAGTATTAAATATGAAAATTTTGATGAATATTTTATGTTAAGTAAATATAAATTTGATAAAAAGGAGTGGAATTTATTAGAAATATATAAAGTGTTATATACAAAAAAATATTCTAAACTTTAAGATTATGCTTTTGAATAAATGGATTATGAATAAAAAAATTATTACATCCAATAGTTTCAATTAATGAATAATTTTTACTAATTAATAATTCTAATATTTGTTTAGTATCTTGATTATTTTCAATAAGAATTGTATTGATTGGAATAGACCAATCAAAAGATAATAAAACATTTAATTCATGACCTTCAACATCTAAACTAAAAAAATCAATATGATCGAAATTACTTTCTGTTATTATATCAGTTAGAGATTTTGGTTTTATATATTCTTTTTTTAAATATTTATCTCTTAAATTATTTTGCCACTTATCATCATTATTAAAATATGTTATATAATTATTTTTAGGAAGTGTATTAGTTACAGCTGAAACAGCACTTAAAGAATGACAATTATAATAAATAAATTCTAATTCATCTTTTTCATTAGAAATAATATTATTAAAAAATTTATTATTATTATTTCTATTTTCATGTAATAAATTATAATTATATGGATTAGGTTCAACTAAAATTCCTTTCCAATTTAGTGATTTTTCAAAAAAATATGTATTAGAATAAAAAATTCCGTCCATTGCTCCAGCTTCAAAATAAATAGGTTCATTTAATTGAATTTTTGAAAAATATTTTGTAAATAAAATTTTATCTTCATTTTGTTGTGATTTATAATTCATTTATATTTATTATATATATATATATATGAAAACTATTAATTGGATATCAAATAAAAATATTGATGTAAAAATAATTGATGAATTTTTAAAATTGTCAATTAATAATAATCAATTTACAAATTATGGACCTAATGTTAAATATTTAGAAAAATATTTAAAAGAAATACTTGAAATAGAAAATGATAAAAGTATAATATGTGTAGCAAATGCTTCATTAGGAATACAATGTTTATCTTCTGCAATTGAATTAAAAGAAAATAAAAAAATAAAATGGGCTACACAATCATTTACATTTCCATCATCATGTCAAGGAACATTAAAAGATACAAAAATAATAGATATTGATAAAGAAGGAGGATTGGATTTAAAAAAAGTTGGTAAAAATATAAATGGTATAATTGTAACTAATATATTTGGAAATGTAGTTAATATTGATAAATATATAAATTGGGCTAAAATAAATAATAAATATTTAATTTTTGATAATGCAGCGTCTTCATATACATTTTATAAAGGAAAAAATGCAATTAATTATGGTATAGGAAGTATTATAAGTTTTCATCACACAAAACCGTTTGGATTTGGTGAAGGTGGTGCAATTATAGTAGATAATAAATATGAAAATGAAGTAAGAAAATTAACTAATTTTGGAATTAATTATAATGATGATGAATATTTTTTAAGAGAGGGTAATAATTATAAAATGAGTGATATAAGTGCAGTTTATATTATTCAATATTTAAAAAATAATTACAAAAATATAATTGAAAAACATATAAATTTATATAATTATTTTAAAGAAAAATCAAAAAATAATAAAAAATATAAATTATTTATTTCATTTAATGATAAAAAAATTGTAATATCATGTTTTTGTATAGTTTTTAAAAAATACAATGATAATATAAGATTAAAATTAATAGAAAATAATATTTTTTGTAGAAAATACTATTTTCCTTTAAAAAAAACAAAAAACAGTATAAATATTTTTAATAATATATTATGTATTCCTTGTAATATTGATATGAAAAATAGTGATATTGATAGAATAATTGAATTTATTAAGTAAAAAAATAATTATAAAAATAAAATTAATATTTATGTTTAATAATAATATTGATTATTTGATATATTCATCACATAAAACTTGTTCTCAATCATTAAAAAATACATTAATTAATAATAGTTTTTTAACAACACATTTACATACAATAGATAAAAATAATTATATTAATTTTAAAGATTACTGTTATGGTTATAATAAAAAAAATAATAAAAAATTAGTAATTATTACAATTTTGAGAAATCCGTTTGATAGATTAAAATCAAGTTTTTTTCAAACATTTCACAGTGATCAAGTTTCATTTTTAAATGTTGATGAAAATAATACATTTATTAATAAAAATAATTTGGATTTTTTATTTGATATATTTTGTAATAAAATATTAAATTATAAAAGAGAAGAAGAAGAATATTTATTTAATAGAGAAAATGAAATAGTAAGAAAAGGATTACCTGGAATGAGTGAAAGTTTATTTGAAATAGATGAAATATTTGATTATGATATTATTAATAATTTGGAAATTATAGATAATTATTATTATTATGAAAATAATTTAATTAAATTATATGTATTGAGTTTTGATAAATTAATTAATAATGATTATTTAAAAATTATATTAAATATAAATAATAATTTATTAAGTTCTAATTTAAGTAGTTATAAAATATATAATGAAAAATATATTGATTTTAAAAAATTAGTATTAAGTGATGAAATAAAAAATATAATTGATGATTATTATAATTTAATATTTGAATTGTTAAATAAAATTAATAATTAATAATTATAATAACTTATGAAATTACAAAGATTAGGAAATACTGAAAATTGTTTAACATATATATATTTTTTAGAAGAAATACTTAAAAAAGATTATAATAATGAAGAATTAAAAAGTATTAATAATCATAAAAAAACATATATTGATTGGATTTATAAAACAGCTGGTTATTATGATAAAAGTGTAAAAATAAAGTCAAGATATACTTTAAATGATTATACAATAAATTTAAAGACTTATATAAGTAATTTATTAGAAAGTTATAGAGATAGTGATATTTTATATATTCCATTTTTTAAAAGTTTTGAGAAAACAGTTTTATCTAAGTATATGGATGAATATAGAAAATATTTAAATGCTGATTTATTAGTAGAAAATGGATTTATATATTATTTAAAAACAATAAAATCATATATTTTAAATAGAAGAGTATTATTAATAACACCATTTAGTGAATTAATTAAAGAGCAAATTGATAATAATAATTTTAATGTATTATATAATAATATTTATAAAGATACAAATTTTGTATATTATAATTTTCCATATAAATTTATGAATAGTGGTCCAGATAATAATAGTTTTGAAACATTAGAAAAAATAAAGAATGAAATAAAAGATATGGAATTTGATATAGCGTTATTATCTTGTGGAGCAGATGCTGGTATAATATCAAATTATATAAATGAAATTGGTAAGGATGCTATTTATATAGGTGGTAATCTTCCAATTATGTTTGGTATATTTGGTAAAAGAGAAAAAAATAATTCTGGAAATAAATTATTATATGAAAATGAAAATATAGATGATTTTAGTCCTTATATTATTACAGATATTCCAGATAAATATAAGCCAGAAAATTATAAACAAATAGAAGATGGTTGTTATTGGTAAATAAAATTAATAATTTTTATATAAATTTTTTGAAAAAAAAGTTTAATTTTTTCAAAAAGTGTTTTTTCATTTTGTTTTTTTGCTCCATATGGATTTTTATTAGCATTATTTAATAAACAATCATTTTCACTACTATCATCCATTTCAATATAATCATAATTTAAAACACCAATATTTTTTGGATATTCAAAACTTGTTTCAATCATTTTAATAATAAATAAAAATTATTATAAATAAATTATGTTATAAAATTATATTATATTTCAAAAAATATTCAGTATCATCTTTATATAAATTTTGAATTATATTATAATAATATTTATTTTTTGTATTTAATAAAAAATGTTTTAATAAAATTTTATTTTCACAAATAGAACAATTTACTTTTGGTAATTTATATTTAATTGTATTTTCAAATAACGTTAAATCATCATTATCATCAATATTAATAAAATATTTAATATTTTTAATATTTAAATAATTTAATATAAAGGATTGAGGTTTTAAATGATTATCATTAATAATATATTTTATAGATTCAATAAACATTTTAAAACTTTCAATTAAATTTTGTTTATCTATTAAATCACAAAATAATTTGTAATTAAAATTATCTATTTTTGATAAAGTTTCCATTATTCCAATTCTATTTTTATTTCTAAAACACCAATTTAAAAAACAAGATATTATTCTATCTAAAGTATTTCTATATAAAAATATAATATCATTATTATTAATTTGTATATTTTCACTTAATGGTATAATATTATCTATCATATTTATTGATGAATACATAACTTTCATATTTGTTATAATTATATAATTATTTAATTTACATATTCTACTTCTCATAATAATTTATACCAAAAAAAAATATTAATATACTACTTTTTTGTTATATAAAAATTTAAAATATCTAAATTTTTATCTATTTTTTGATTATTATAATAATTCCACCATATTTTACTTATATCATTAATTGTTTCTTGAGCTATAATATTATTATCATGTTTATTTAGTATATCATTATTATCTTTATTATTATTATTATATATATAATCAACATAATAATCAATTTTATCTGTTTGAAGTCCAAAATAAGTGTTGTTAATTAATGATTTATAAAAAAATTTACTATATCCATATGCTTTACAAAAATGATAGGTATTCATTATTTTTGTATTTTTTATTAAAATAGGTCTTTCAATCCATCTTCTAATTAACCAGGTTTTAATATCTTGATTATAATAATGTGCTATATAAGGATTATTTCCATTATTTTTTTTTTTATTAAATTCAATTAATTTATCTTGTGAAATTCCAGAATGTTTAAGATTATTATGATATATATTATATACATCTTTTTGTATAAAATTATAATTATCT